CCAATCATTATTGCTTCTTTGGTGTAAAAATAGATTTGATTTTACTCCAAATCTTGCCAAAAGCTTTTTTAATTTTATCAATCATTTTTCTTTTCCTCCATCTCGTAAAAGAAATTGTCAGTGTCTTCCGTTCGCCACTGTTGTGTGTCTTCTACGTTCCAGTAGTTAGTTTGTACCTTCCAATCAGGTGTTTGGTCTTTTACCGTAAATGACGGTATATCCCATATTAATCTGTTGTTAGGTTGTGCTGCGTAGTTGCCATCGTTTAATGCAAGTACGTGTGCGCACTTATGTTCGTGCGGTATCTCTGAATGATCAGTGTCAAGTATATTAGGCTCTGGATGTGCAAAGTCAACAGTAAATAAGTAACGACCCCAATGCCATTTTTTATCTTTGCCTATGTATTTACCTGATTGTGCTTCTAGTATATCCCAACTAGTAACAGCAGGATAATAGCTAAAAGAATTCCAAAGCTGAAGTTCATCAAGTCTTCGTATGGGTACATCGTTCGGTTGAAAGCCCCTTTGAATAAAAGCTGTAATAGGTAATCTATAGAAGATCGCACCATTTTCCATAATAGCATGAAACAATAATGCACGACCTGTGATACAAGTAACACCAAAGATAATGCAGTCTTCAACTTCTCCGTGATGCTTTTTAAGGTCATACAAATACTCCCTTCTGATCTGTGCGTATTCTACTGGTATGTTTGCATTTAAATAAGCCATTCATAATTAATTATCAAAAAATAAACTCAAGGTAAAGCGGTATGATGGTCCCAGTAAATTTTGAGATTTAATAGTGTGTGGTATAGATCCATCAAAAATCACTAGTTGATTGGGGGTATATAAATTAGTTAACTTTGTTGTTTTTTTATCATCATTATAAAATATTGTTTCTCCTCCCCATTCAGGATTCCAATTTAAATTAACATAGTAAAGAGCAACTGTTTGTTTAGGGTGAACATGAATAAAGTTAATATCAAGAGGTTTTGTTAAATTAACAATACATCTTCTATGTGTAATCCCTCTGTGTTTTACTTTTTTTAAAATAGGATCTAAAATTTTTATTTTGTTTAATTCTTCTATTCCATACACACTATGTAAGTTTGGGTAACGTGCATGCTCAGGGTCTTCAGTATCGTGCCATCCTATTTGATACAAAGATTTAAGAACAAAACTATGAATAACTGCTGCATGTTCACTAGTGAGAAAATCATTATAAATTTTAATCATTTAATTTGACCCCAATTAGGACCTGACTCATAATCTACTTTGTTTGGCACTTCTAATTGCACGGCAGACTCCATAATCTCTTTTATCTTATCTGCATTATTATCAACTGATATGTCAAGTTCATCATGCACTTGTATATGTGGTATGATACCCTCTTTGTATAAATCAACCATAGCTTTCTTTGTCATGTCAGCTGCTGATCCTTGTATTAATTTATTTAATGCTTTGTATGTAAACGCTCTTTTAATCCCTGGTCCGTGTTCCGCTAACGCTTCTTCATGAGGCAATGCTTTATGTATTCCAAATTGATTAGGCTCCCATAAATTAAACCTACATCTACGTCCTAATAACGTTCTAATTTTACCGGCCTCTTGAGCTCTTTCCATAACACTATACATAAGTTGTTTTACAAAAGGTGCTTTACTGTGATACTGTTGAAACAATTCTTCTGCATCATGTTTATCTAAACCTAGTTCTGCTTGTAATTTATTTTTACCCATTCCATAAAACAAACCAAGGTTAATAGTTTTAGCTTGTTCTCTTGGTATGCTAGCCATGTCTGCTACAATTCTATGAAAGTCTGCGTCATGTCTAAGATAAGATTCTAACACCTCATCTAAACCCTCTCCAACTATGTTACCCTTATTTTTATCCATAGATGCGTAGTGCACAACTAGTCTTGGTTCTTGTTGTGAATAATCAAACACACCCCACTTACAACCCTCCTCTGGTATAAACAAAGACCTGATTCGTGGTCCAAGTTCCTTGTTCCGTGCTGGTATCTGCTGTAAGTTTGGATTGTTGTAACTGAATCTACCTGTTACCGTACCACCTTGATCGGATCTAAGTTGATTTATCTCTGCATGTATTCTACCTTTATGTTGGTGCTTTAGTATGGTATCAATAAATGTAGTATGAGATTTATTTATTTCTCTAGCACGAGCTATCAACTTCACCATTGGGTGTGGATGGTTCTGCAGAAAATTTTTAGTAAATGATGGAGAACGTGTTTTGGCAGTTAGGTCGTATGGTAGGTTCAGTTTTTGAAAGACTTTCTCAATTGAACGTGCAGCCCATATTTGAACATCTACTGATGTTTCTCTTTTTACTTTTTGTAAGCATTCTTTTTCTTCTTTTACTAGTTGTTGCTTTAATATGTATGCTGCTTCAGTATCTACACGTACTCCTAAAAAACGCATATCAACGAGGCAAGGAAAAAGTTCGGTCTCTAATTTAAATATATCTTCAACATCTTCGTGATACATTTGTTTTTTCATTTCTTGCCATAGTTTATAAGTTAGTTCTGCATCTTGCTCTGCGTACTCACCTACATACATAGCAGGTAATTTGTACATCTCGGACTTTGCATCTACACCCCAGATATCCGCTGTTTCTTTCAATACAGCCTCATTTTTGCCTATTCCTAGGTAATCACGACCCATAGAGCCTAAATCGTATCGAAAGCGATTCTCGTCCACGAGAGAGCCAGCAATCATGGTATCTACGACCATGCCATTAATTTTAAGTCCTGCAGCCTTAATAAAACATACGTCATACATGGCGTTGTGAAATATTTTAATTGCATCTGTATTTAATACATCTTGAAACCATTTTAGGACTATGTTCTTGTCCATGTTGCCCCCACCTTCATGTGCGATAGGGTAGTAACCTTTCCAGTCTTGCACAGCTACAGCTACTCCAACTATTTTACTTCGACCTATAACAGATCCAGATCCAATAGTTTTTAGATCCGGGTCTTTTGTTTCTAAATCAATTGCTATCTCACTGTAGTTTGACAGATCAGGAAAAGACTCTGGAGGCAACCACTCTGTTTGCGGTTTAAATATCTGTTTCATTGTAGTCCCTCTCTATAATCATTTCTAAAAAATGTATCGCTTTCAATATGTCTTGTTTCTTTCCCTTGTCACGATGACGTATTATATATTTTATAGCACAACCTTCAGGATATAGCAATTCATTCTCTACTACAAACTTACTTGGCTGTATTTTATATTTTTGATAATGCGATCCTCCGTGTTGCTTGTCCCATACTTTACTCATATTTGATAGTCCCCCTCTCCTCCATGTATTATATGTAAATTATTTTTTGTTCTTGTTGCACCTGTATACATGACTCTGTGTTCATCATCTGGATTTAAAGCGTAGGCATCTTTACAAGACTTTGATAATTTAAATGGCAACACAACGTTGTCTCTTTCATTACCTTTTACACCATGTATAGTTGCTAATTTTATTCTTGCCCCATTTCTTAAATCTTCTCCTTGTTTTAATAATTCTTCAATTTTATCTGTATCATTTTTACCCATCCTTGTAAAAGCAGCTTGCCACGGTAAACTTGTTTTTAAACCAAAATTATTTTTTAACATGTCCATAGTATAAAATTTATTTGGCACCATTGCTTTAAACAATTTAGGTGTCCACTCGTCTTTTAACATTTTTTTCTTAATCTCGTGACAATCTTCGTAGGACAATGCCTCTCCTTTTTTTAATTTATTTTCATATAAATCCACCGCCCTGTATTTATCTTGTATCGGATTGTTCTTTTTTGCTCTTTCATAATATATATTATTGTCTTTAAAAAATTCTTCCAACTCATTTAATTTCCATCTATCCCTTCCTAGTATCAACCACTCACCAGTTTTAAGTTTACTTTGAAGTTCACTAATATCATAATGTTCTGTAACAGATCCGTTTTCTTTTTTTGGTTTCCAATCTTTTTCTACTCTATTATTTTTTGGTATCCTGTGTATTATCTTTTGTGCTAGATTAAAAACTTCTTGTGGAACTCTCCAAGAGGTTTTTAAAACTTCTCTTGTTCCTTTTAAATTTAAAAAACTTTTAACATCAGCACCTCGCCATGGATATATGCACTGATCATCATCACCAGCAACATACAGAGATCCAGAATTTTTTTCTATCAAACCACCTAATTGCCATTGTACTATTGATAAATCTTGCGCTTCATCTATGAAAGAAACACTAAAATTTCTGTAAACGTTTTTAGCTACCATTTGATTTATCATGTCATTGAAGTCTATTTTTTTAGTGTCTCTTTTATAATTTATTATTTCTCTTTCTAGTTTGTATAAGACACTTGAATCTAAATCTTCTTTGTGTTGTCCTAAATTATATTGTTGTTTAACGGTAATGTTTTTTGATTTTGATAAATTAATTAAACTTAAATACGGACTGTCAGATGTAAATATACCACCATTATCTTCATCCCAAGATGCATAACTAACTTCTATTCCACATTTTTTACCAATTGTTTTGTAGTCATCAGATTTCATGACCATCTCTGGTGTGTATCCTAAAACTTCAAAACCAAGTGAATGAAGCGTTCTAAAATATGGCATACTATCGTCAGACAAACCAAATTTTTTTTTCATCCTATCTCTCGCTTCTTTTGCAGCATTTTTACTAAAAGTAAAAAACCCAATCGTTTCTGAATCAACACCTTTATTTAAATGTTCTTCTACTTTCTCAATTAATTTTCTTGTTTTTCCTGTGCCGGGTGGTCCAAAATATATATGTGTCATTAGTAGTTGTGTTCTTTCTTGTAAGATTTTTCTTTGTAATTATCTTCTTTCTTATCAAACTGAGGCACTACAAAAACAGATATTTTTGCTTTTGTAACACGTTTAGTAAAACACTTTAAATTATCTCTAAGCATTTGTGATGTTCTTTGATAAGGTATCTTCCAATGATTTCTAAGTAAAAATTTATTATAAAAATTATCAAATACAAAATAATGAAAACCTTCATCTGTAAATGTGCCTCCCATTTTAATTTCGTCTATCCTATCTTTTTGTATTCTATTTAAACAATAGTCCTCCAAATAATTTCGTAATAAATCTTTTGTGCTAGTGCCTTCTGCTGGTTCTGTCACTTCAGCATTTTCTAACAACATATTTGTTAACTTCTTCCAATCATTTGTTTTTAATGTTGGTGGGTTAAATCGTAATTGTTTTACGCACTCTTCTTGGAACAAACTTTGATTTGTTAAATGTTTTGCAGAATCAAGATACAACCTGTCTCCATCCACGTTCATGTAATAATATGGCTCTTCTAAATTAACAACTTGTAGGTCTGTTAAATTAGGAAATATAGCTTCTTGACCAATGCCAAATTTTCTAGACTTACATAATTTTTTATCACATAAACTACACATTGGTTGATCATTACATTTGTATCCCCAATCTTTTTTCTCGTGTTGTTTTGTAATAATATTTACTTCTGTGTCTGAAAGTGGTTGTGCCATCGCAGACTCATTAAATAATATTACTTTAGATTTCCAATTTTCCGGCCATTTAGATTTTGCATACACACCGTAATGAAACAATGCATTGTTTCTGCCGCCCTCTGTAACCTTATTTTGCACCATAAGTTCTATACATGGTGGACCATCAGAGTATGGTGTTTCTGGTCTTTTAATTTTTATTGTGCTAATGTCTTCTTGTTTATATCTTTCTACTAACTCAAAAAAACTTTCCAGTGTAGCAGCTTCGCCACTCTCGAGAAAGGCATATCTTGTTGTATTACTACAATTAAAGTATGGTAAGTTAAGAAAATTTCCTGTATCATCTTTTGATTTTAATTCTCTTTGTTTTGGAAAAACTTCTGACCCACCATAACCTAGTACAGATCTAATCTCGTTTAATTTATCTTGCATCAAACTTGCTGATACATAATCTCTTGTAAATAAAAATACATGTGCACCACCAGATTTTGATCTGCACACTATCAGTGGTAATTTAAATTGTTTAATTTTGTTTATAAGTTTTTGATGATCAAATCCTGCGTAGGAATCTATATCAATACATCCCCATTTACATTTATTGTCATCGTTAATTGGTATGACACCTAAACTACCGACACCATCTAAATGTTTTCGCCATAATTCATCTGTGACTGGCTCACGTTTTACAAAAGACTTACCTTTTACTTTAGTGCCATTACCATTTGATTCACCTACAATAGTGACACCATGCGCACGGTCTAATCCCTTAAATATGTTTTTAAACTTATCAATCATATTTTATGAGTGGGCGTTTCCACTCTCGCATCGACGCCCACTACCTAGGATCTAGTAATTTGAATTAGACTTTGTTGTCTCTTCCGTGCCGTGTTTAGCTTGGATCTCACCCTTACCTACACTAGTTGCAAAGTTTTTAGCCATGTCATACAAATCTTTTTGTTCAACAGGACCAACTTTACTTACATCCCAACCAAACCATGTTCCTTTGTCGTTAGACATCTGGACGGTTTTTAGATTATAAATATGGCTGTATGTAGGCGGAGTAAATAATCCATTTTTACCTTGCATTTTTAAACCCATCATCATTGAGTTCCACTTTCTACTAACTTTTAGTTGAGTAGACTTCATAGATATCAAAGCAGTATGTGGGTTTGAGCCATTTATCAATACAAAATGACTTGCAGTGTTTTCAAGATAGTTACCATTTGCTAATCTATCTTTGTAGTCTTTACCTCTAGTGGTTTGACTAATTATATCACTGTCTGCTTCATGAATTGCAACAGGTGCACCTGTGCTAGTGCCTCTGTCCTGCCATTCGATGTATTGTCTTTTATAATGACAAGGTATTACATCTACGTCGTTATACAATTCATTTGTGACTGTATTGATTATAAGTCCAGGTTCTGCCCCCTCGACATATTTACCATCTCTTTTGTTAACCTCTGGAGATAGTTGGCCCAAAATTTTTAAGAAAGGCAACGCAAGATCTTCTTGCGATATATTTTGAGCGCCTTGGTTTGCATCAGCTTCAAATAAATTTGTTGCTAACGCTCCTTCTTTTTTTGTTGCTACTTGGTTCATGTTACTTGTTCCTTTTTATTGTT